TGCCAAGCCGCAAGTCTTTGCTTGTCACCGAGTGGGCCTGAGAATTTAGGCGCACCCTCTTTAGGGTTATCGTTGAGAAATAATCTACCGAGTTTGCCGTAAACATCAATAGCTGTTTTGCCATCTCTGGTTTCGTTTGTAATTAATGCAATCTGATGATCTTCGTGATCAATCTGTAGCTTGCCTTGCAAAAATAATTTTTGTTCAGGGTAAGGCGTGAAAGCCGCGCCTCGATTATTGTTGTCGTACTGTTCAGCCATTACTTATATCCTTCCATATATTAGTTACTGGTTTATCAGACTTATTGTCGCTCGCGTCGCGCTTTGTTGGCGCGCTCGCTATATTGCCATCATCATCTTCGGTTGGAAGATTAAGCAATGACAGTATGCCATAGCGTCTAGCGTATGTAATTGCACCGCCAAGTGCTTGCATGTCTTGCCTGTGTAGTACGATTGGAATGTCAGTGCTTAACACTAAGTTCCTATCTTCTTCATGTATGATCGATGTTTGAACAAACATACCATGCTCGTTACCAAATGTTCGATGCGTAAGAAGAAACCCTGCTTCATCAAGTGGGCTAGTTACAGCCTCTATTACATTGTCTAATGTAGCATAGTGGTTTCCAAAGTGAGGGTTTTTACCGTCACGTTTGATAGGTTGTATCTGTTTACGAACCTTCTTTAGTAGTGTGATAACATTAGCTGGTGTATCAGGAAATGCTTTTGCCATTGTGTTCTCCTTTTGGCTGTTTAGTTTCGTTCAGTTATTCTAAGGCCGCCACGTTTGTCGCGTTTTACTGTTAGGTAATCACAGTAAACCTCTCTCTCATTACTTCCGACCATGTCTTTAAGGTCTTTCTTCGCTCTTTCAAATGTCTTATTAGTTTCAAGTCCATTGATGTAGGTGACTGCTGCATCAACGAACATGTTATCAGAAGTCGCATCTCTCTTGACCATCTCATCGATTTCAATGCTGTCCGTAGAGACATCTGGTGTATCGATACCGATGGGTTCTTCGTCACGTTTAACGTAACCCCAGAAGTCTGATACCACTGCCCACATAGAATTGAGATAGTCGGGGTCGAATGCGACATGTCTTGTACTCCAGCCACTGTTACCAAAAATTACAGAAAGATAGATGCCTTTCGCTTTGGCGAGAGCGGCATACAACTGGATCTGAGGCATGTAATACTCAACCACATCGTCCATTTTCCAGAAGGTATTGGTGTGCTTTGCTTCAACAACACATGATTCTCTGTCCCAGAACGCATCGATAGTACCGCGTACTGGCACACCACCTATATCTTTTTCATATTCTCTTTGATGGCTAGACAGAATACAACCTTTGTGTTCCTTCTCGAACCAGCTAAGATTAAAGTCTTCCGTTACATTGCCTAATTGCACAGCTAGATTGTGAGTCAAGTCTTCTGGTAGTTCACGACCAGTTTTGACTTGCCATAACTCAAGCCATTTGCCTTGCATTATTTTTACACAATCTGAGCCGCCAATAAATCCTTTGCGATTCATTATGTTCTCCTTTGTTTATAACAACTTACCTACTGCATATAGGCAGCATTGTCAATACTCATCACCCAAATAATTTTTGAAGTCTTGTTCAGTGATGTCAGTAGTTTCGAGCAAGCGTTGCTTACCTGTTCCTCGAAGGTGATGCTCACCTACTGATTGCTTGCGTTTGATTTGATTGGCAATCATTTGGTCGGACGTTGGTAGTTTGTTGTAAAATACTTTCTTCATGTCACGCGCTACATCTTTATTATTTAATGCAGCTTGGACTTTGTTCATCCAATCATCAGTCATCTAAGTTACCAGACTTGTAATAGTAAGTAATGTATTTATCATTTTCCTTACGTCTGTATGAGTCTATGGGAAAGCCTTCTTGTTTAAGGTCATAGACACGGGCAGCTAATCGCATTGACTTGACCCATCGAAGGGCATCAAGTTGTGATATGTGCGAGCCTCTATTAAATATTTCCTTCAGTTGTTTTGTTTGAGATTCCATGATTGTTCTCCATGAGTTGTTGGAATGTATCGCCATCCATGATGACTAGTGTTTGCGGAGTTCCTCTCCGTCTTTTATAAAATGCTATGTCTCGTCCTTCGAGGACTGAGAACGGGTTGGGAAATTTTGATTTATCTCTGTATTTAACTTCTCCCACAAGTTCTTTGTCTCTGATGTAGAGTTTAATGTCTCCAGAATATTCTCCTCCCAGACTTCCAGAGAGCGGTTGCCTTTTGGCTTTGATGCCGATGATTTTGTTGAGCCATTCAACGAACCATTTTTCATGGTAAGTTCCTTTTGATTTGTTTCTGTTTGGCATAATGCTTTTAGCTCTCTTTCATAACAATCGATGCAGTAAAAGTTGCATGGTTCTGTTGAGCCTTTGGCTTCTTTTTTAAGTATTGCAACAAAGTTAAATGCTTTTTCTTTACAAGTTAGGCAGTAAATAAAATGTTTCTTCAATATCTATAGACTCTTTTCCGTGTGACAGTAGGATATCCCTTACGTTCTAGATATTTATCTCTTTTGATTTTTTCATCTACTGCCTTAAAGATCTTCAAAGCGGTCTCATATCTTAATTCTGTTGCATTATTTATTGTACGATAATAAGTGCTGGTTGGTATATCTGCTACCCGAAATGCTTCTTTGAGTTCTACATTTCGGGAAGCAGCATGTTCTATAATAGTATCAAGGTAACTTTTCATGCTGCGAATATGCAGCAGAATCTTCTTCAGTGTCAACCTCTTTTGTATTCCAGCCAAGGCCACAACATTCTGGACAAGGTACATTTATTTTTACGAATCTAAATTCTTCGAACTGTTTAAAGTAACCTTCGCCATCACAATGTTCGCAGCTTTCATATGGAACTATTTCCATCTCTATTCTCTTTCATTAAAAGATATACTTGGTTGATATACTTTTTTAGTTTCTCAACTTCGTAAATACTGTAAGAGTTTAAAGCACCACCTACTTTATTTGGTTCGGTAACTTTTAGATAAAGTCTGTTTGGAATGTTATCTGAATACTCCAAAGTTAACTCTCGTTCTATAGTTTTGTCTTCGTCATCATCTATAAAGACTTTATCTACGCGTAATGATCGCGTTTGACGCATCTTTTCTTCACTCATAATGTGACTCCATCTTCTAATTTATGCCATGCTGATGAGTTAAGTGCATTTTCAACAGCACCCTCACGTTGGAAAGCAGTGATGTGAGGCGATCTACTGTCCTCTGAGGTATGGGTAGACCAATATGTGAGGCAGTTGTACAATGCCCATAGATTTGGACCTAGCTGACGCTTCTCATTGGAATAAATACCTAACAACTTTTCAAGTTGCTTCTCATTGGTCTTGGTGATGCCGCGTTGTCTGGTAAATGCTTTAGCGACTGTAGCTTTAAAAAAGGTTTCAACATTCTCTTGGTCAATTTCTGTTCGAGTCCATGTTGCCCATCGATCACGATTGTTGATAAATGTTTCTAAACCTATTTGTATTTTGTTTGCACTACCTTCAATATTTATTGACGTAGTGTGTTTGTATTTAGAGGTAGCAATAGCTAAACCAGATACCATACCGTTTTTACATAGAAGTCTGAAGCCTTTACTTTTTTGTAAGAAACTCCAAGACGCATCGTAACTGTTCATAAAATCAACTCTGAAGTTAACAATGTCACCAACTTCTGCTGAATATTTGTTTTCGACATACAAGTCTCGGAAATGTACAGTGCCGCGCATCTTAGCACCGTTGTCATATATCTCAGGTATTATTTCATAATCTTTAGATACATCAGATTGAATTACAGCATCTTCGATTGAGTTAACTACATCGTCGTGTAGCACTGGTTTGTATGCTCGACCATGTACACCTAATACCTCATTGGTATCTGTGCGTATGATCTGTTGACTGTTTGGTAATAAGTCACCAGTTACAGCGTTGGGTGTTGGGAAAACCTCGATTGGAAAGTTCCAAGGTTTTGTTTCGGGTAATGCGTCAAACATTTTGTTCTCCTTTTGCATGACAGATTGCGTAACAGCCATCGTATTTTCCATTAGCTTGCCAGACATGAAGATTTTCTATCCTCTTGCCGTCAAGATCTTTCCAAGCGTCTAGTATGGCTGCTTTTTTTGTTTTGTGCTTGGTTGAGATTACTATGATCGATGACGGTACTTCTTTTCTGTACCACCAACTGCTTTTCTTTTTGAATACTTTACCTATTTTCATTTACTGTCTCCCGTTAGTGACTCAATCATTTCTAAATTTTCTTTGTCTACGTGTGACATTAAGTCTAGTAGCGCATTAATTAGTGAACTTGGTGACTCGTTGTAATGAACAATGTGGTAGTCAACACCTGCATGT